CCGAAGAACTGGCCGCCGAGTTGATGCGTCGAGAGCTGGCTCAACGGACAAAACCCCGAAATCCGCGGGGAGCAGTAAAGCCTTTCCGAAGAAGGGACTGAGCAGGCCCTGAAGCGTAACTGCAAAGCTCATCCAGACCACACGATCACAGAAGCAAGCAGGGGAACACCTGATGGCCTATGACGACAAAGCCCACCGCCACGACCACCAGGTCAAGGTTCGTCTGGATGACGAAGACTTCCATGAGCTCAAGGGATACGCCCATGAGCTCAAGGCGCAACACAGCGTGCTGGCTCGCGAAATCATTCTCGCCGCCTTGGCATTCAAGAAAGAGCACGGCTACCTGCCGTTTATTAGCGAAAAAAAGCTCAGGGCCTGAATAGGTCATGGGAGGACCGATGCCAGCAGCAAACGATGCAACGCCAATCCGTGAGGTTGAAGTCGCGCATTTCAGGAAGAACGACTTCGAGGACCTAGAGCTTTGGGCCTTGGAGATGGGGATAAGCACCGATGAACTGGCATCGCAGATCTTGCGCAAAGCCGGCCGGTTTCTCTCGCGGAGAGGGAAGGCGACAGCGGGTGACAACATCGTCCAGTTCGGGCCGCGAAGGTAAGCGCTCAGTCCCTTATTAGGGACCAAAGAAAAGGTCCCTCTAAGGGGACTGAAGTTTTCAGTAGGCAAAAAAAAGCCGGGGTAGTGACCCGGCTCTCTTCAACGCTCGTGGAGCGAATCATGCACCATTCAATAGAAACCAGCAATCCCCAGAACAATGGGGCGACACGTTTTATGCAATCGCAAAACGTGTCGCGTGACGAAAGCAGTAGCAGCACGCGGGGCGGTGGGTGTGTTTATGCCGTTCTTTTCTCCGATGGTTGGCTGAAGGTGGGCCGCGGACGAAACGCGCAAGCAAGGATTGGATCGCACGCGGGTATTTCCTCAATGCGTAATGCGACGGTAATGAAATCTGTCGTATCCGGGCTGCTGGTGAGCCCAAAAAAGGCAGAGAAAAGGCTGATTGATTACTGCATGAGCATCGCACTGCCTGTACACGGTCGAGAGTGGTTCGTGGGGGTTGACTTCGAGTCAGTTGAATCAATCATCAATGCCGAATTTCAAGGGGACTCAGATGAGTCTTTCGCTGTCGCCAAGGCTCGCTCTGACAAGGCGCAAGACAGCCTGTTCAAATCGATCAATAAGGCTTTCGCTCCCGGGGGCGACGTCAAATCCTCCAGCGTCGAGGACCCGATCCGCTGGGCGACAAGCATGTCCCATGCGCGAATCATCAACAGCATTTACATCGGTGACCTCTATGGCGGGCAGCTATTTCAGGCCGCCCCATGGGGAATGACGAATTTCGAAACACTTGCCGCACTTGCCCTCCACAGTATGGATGACTCGCAAATTGCGGGTATCTATGGCTCAGTCTTCGCTAATCCTGGTGAAGCTCTGGAGGTGATTGTTGGTGCCGGCGAGAACGTTGTAGATGCCTACCGTTTAGAGGAGGGCATCTAATGGCCCGTGCACGCAACATCAAACCAGCCCTGTTCAAGAACGAGATCCTCGGTGTCGCCGATCCGATGGCGACGTTGTTGTTTGAGGGCCTGTGGCTGCTGGCTGACAAAGCCGGCCGTCTCGAAGACCGACCGTTGCGCATTAAGGGAGAGCTGTTTCCGTACCGCGATGGCGTGGACATCGAAGGTCTATTGGGATTTTTGGCTTCGGAAAGCTTCATCACTCGGTACACCGTTGAGGCAAAGCGGTACATCCAGGTTGAGAACTTCGACAAACATCAGAACCCGCATCGTAATGAGCCGGAGTCAGTTATCCCTTGCGCATCAATGGGTTGTATCACTACCGATTTTGGCAGAACTACTTCTGCCATTCTCGGGAGCGCACCGGCTGATTCTCTGATTCCTGATTCCGGATCCCTGATGCCTGACCCCCTCAACACGTCAACGCCTCCGGCATTGCCGAACTCGCCGAGCGACGAGCTCTTCCCAAAGTTCTGGAAGCTGTACCCGAACAAGAAGGGTAAGGCGGCCGCAGAGAAGGTATGGAAGAAACTCAAGGTCACAGACGACCTGTTTGCTCTGATCGCCCAGGGCCTCGCCAAGCAGGTGGTGTGCGCTGACTGGACCAAGGATGGCGGGCAGTTCATCCCACATCCTTCCACCTGGCTGAACGGCAAACGCTGGGAGGACGAAGTCACGATGCCGAGCAACGTGCACCACCTGCCAACCAGCCGGCACACCGGCTTTGCTGAGCGCGATTACCGCGCGGGCCTAACCCAGCGGGAGGACGGCACCTATGCGTTCTGAAAAAGTTATCACCATGCCTACGGCCGCACCTGGTCCACGGCGAACCACCGGCGTGTGCGAAGAGCACGGCCAGTTCCCGCAGACCGTTAACGTGATCTTCGGCAAAGAGTTCAAGACGGCCTGCCCGGACTGCCAGCAGCTCGCCAAGGAAACCGAGGCCGCTCGCGTCAAGCAGCAGGCTCGAGACGAGCTGGTCTACAAGCTCGGTTCTGCCCTGGTGCCGAAGCGCTTCACAACCAAGACCCTGAATGGTTACGTCGCGGAGTCGGCCAGCCAGCAGGAAGCGCTGCGCATCTGCCGTAAGTACGCGGACAAGTTTCCAGAGATCTCGCACACCGGTCGCTGCCTGTTGCTTCTGGGCAAGCCCGGCACTGGCAAGACGCACCTGGGCGTGGCCATTGCCAACGAGATCATGCGCAAAACCGCCGCTACGGCCGTGTACCGAACGATAGGCTCGGTTCTGCAGGATATCCGCGCCACCTATGACAAGGCCAATGACCGTAGTGAGAGCTGGATTCTGTCGGGACTGATCAGTCCGTCGCTGCTCATCCTCGATGAGATCGGTGTGAGCAAGGAAACCCCGAGCGACTTCGAGCTGACCACGCTGTTCTCGATCATCAACGGCCGCTACGAGCAAATGCGTCCGACGGTGATCATTTCAAATCTGGACGCGACAGCGCTGCCGGCCGCCATTGGTGAGCGCTGCGCCGATCGCCTGCGTGAGGGCGGGGTGATCGTCGTTCCGTTTGAGTGGGAATCGCAGCGCGGCAAGGAGGCTTTCTGATGGTTACCCAATCCAAAATCACGCTGGCCTGGACGATGGCTGGTTTTTCCATCGGCGTGTTCTGCGTCCTGATCACAATGGCGGTGACGTCATGACCGACAAGATCAGCGTCAACTGCCAGGCCAAGCTGTCCGAGGCCATCACCAGCCTGACCACCATGTTCCGCGAAAAGAAGTTCGTCGTTGTGTCGTTGCGCCCGGGCAGGGATCGCACCCTCGATCAAAACGCGCTGTGGTTCTCGCTGTACCAGCGCATCGCCGCGATGACGCAGATCGGTGACGTGGAGGACTCCCGCCGCTACTGCAAGCTGCACTTCGGCGTGCAGATCTTGGTGAACGAGGACGACGATTTCCGCAACGGCTGGTACCGGACCATGCGCCACCTGACCTATGCGGAAAAGCTGGACCTGATGGGCGGCAACCCGCTGTTCGGTCCGGACGGATTCCCGGTTACCCGCTTGTTCAGTCGTGCCCAGGGCATCGCCTACACGGATCGCATCGTTGCCGACTTCACGGCGCGCGGCGTGGTGTTTTCGGATCTGCTGGGCGAGGTGGCTGCATGAGCAATCAATTCAAGCCGGGCGATCTGGCTTTAGTGATCAATCACACCTTTCCGCCTGCAATCGGTACGTGCGTCGAGCTGATCAGCCGCCACTGCGTGAGTCCAGTGGATCGCAAGGACCCGATGGACCCTGGCGTCTACGAGCAGGAGGGAGGGGAGGTTGTATGGGTGGTAAGCGAGGACAAGGCCATCGTTTGGGAAAAGTGGCTGATGCCGCTACGCGGAGACTTCGCGCCCGAGCAACAAAAAGCCAAGGAGGCCGAGCCATGCCTGTAGCTCCCAAGGAACGGAAGAAGAAAATCTGCGGTAACCCGGCGTGCGGCATCAGCTTCCCACCGCAGCGCCTGGGGCAGGCAGTGTGCAGCCCCAAGTGCGGCCTGGCCATCAAGGACGTGAATCAGGAGAAGGCGCGCAAGTCGCTCGCCCAGATCGAGCGCGCCGAGATCAAGGTTCGCAAGGAGAGGCTGAAGAGTAGGGCGGATCACCTGCGCGAAGCCCAGACAGCGGTGAACGAGTTTGTCCGCCTGCGTGACGCACACCTGCCGTGTATCAGCTGCGACTCCATGCCCAGCGATCACGACCTGATCACGGGCAGCCGCTGGGACGCGGGACATTACCGTTCTGTGGGCGCCTGTCCTGAGCTGCGCTTCGAGCCGCTGAACATCCACCGCCAGTGCGTGAAGTGCAATCGGAACCTGTCCGGAAACGCGGTGGAGTACCGCATTCGGCTGGTGAAGCGCATCGGCGCCGACAAAGTGGATTGGTTAGAAGGGCCTCATTCGGCCCGCAAGTACACCGTCGACGAGATCAAGACCATCAAGGCCGACTACCGGGCACTGACCAGAGAATTGAAGGGAGCAGCAGCATGACTTATCGCAACGTGGTATCCGCAGTTGTTCGGGCGTTGGCCGCCGAAACCATCAACTCTGCTGGTGGGTGCGACTTTGAGCCGAAGGTGCAGTGCGCCAAACAGAAGGGGGAGATCGTTGGCAAGGAGGCCGCTTTTCTCACCGACTGCTGGGTGTTCGGCCGCCTGCACAAGTCGCTGTCGCCGGCGCACTGGAGAGCTCTGGTTGCGAAGTACTCCACGCACGACGAGCGCAAACACGGCGCCATCCTTGAGTTGTTGAACTCGGTTAGGTCGCCGGCACCGAAGCGGTTCCGGGAGTGTGCGATTCTGACCTGGGCAATCCCGCAGGTTGGCGGCAAGCATGAGTCGACCACTATCGAGGTGGTAAGTCGTGAGGCCGAGGCCATGGCCAAGAACAAGGCCCTAGTTGATACGTTCAATGAGAAGGGGCTGCGAGGTATGGATGACACCGTGGACCGCAAGCAAACGCTGAAGCGATCCACATCGGTTCTCCCGGCCGGCTGGTATGACATGGCCAACTGGGACAATGACGGAAAGCCAGAATCAACTCGGTATCGGTGGCGCTCGTCGATCCGCAAGTCGTTGGACGACCAGGTGAACGAGGCGCTCACAGCTGCTCAGGAACTACTGGATTCGGAGGGGTTGATCGAAAGTTGCGCGGCGTAGCAAATAGCCATTGCAATGAGTGAGAGAATGAGAGAGGATTTATCCATCCTGTCGATCTTGCGCGTTGAGGTTGCACAGTAAAGCCCGGCACGAAGTCGGGCTTCTTTATGTGAGGCAAGGAAGATGCGAACTCTCGTATTGATGGGAATATTGTTTACGCCACTTGCCTTCGCGGATTCTTACCCGCCTTCCCATAATTGCAATCAGCCAGACATACCCTACGAATTTGAAGATCAATTCGAGCGTGATCAATTCGTTTCTGATACTGAAGAGTACAAAACCTGCATAAGCGATTTCGTAGAAGAGCAACAGGAAGCAATCCGAAAGCATAAGTCAGCCGCAGACGATGCAATCGAGGAGTGGAACTCCTTCGCAAGATCAATTTGAAATTGCAAAACAGAATTATGAAACCCGGCCACTGCGCCGGGTTTTTAATGCCCGCGATTTCCCAAGCCTTGGCGCGTTAACTCGTCTCGCCGGAAGAGGGCCTCATTCAGGCCTCTTCATTTGCAGGGCTATTTCGTCTTCGGGTCCGCTACATCCATTGCTTTGAGCTGGATGAGTTGAGCATCCCGATTGAGGCAATCGTGCTTTCTAAAGAGAGCGATCGGTTCGTAGTCAAATACGAGTAGCGTTCTCGCCAGATGCAAAGATATGGAATTCGTTTTCGCTTAGCTTGTTCGCGAAACCGCCACTTCGGACCTTGTAGTGTTTCGTTTCCACCATCCAGCCTGTATCCGAGTTATCCAAAACAGTGGTCATGATCAGAGTGGATTGTTCGGTTATCTCGTAGACCCGCCCTGTTTTGCTTTTCGTCTCAAACAAATCGGTTTGCACAGTCCTTGTTTTTTTCATGGTTTCGTCCATTTCCATTGGAATCGCGATGATAGCACATGGCCATTCTCGCCACTGAGCGGGCTTTAAAATCCTAACTCCCTGATAGGGAGGACCCGAGATGACACATATGCCCGACAAACCAGACACCTGGCTCATTGTCATGGCCTGGCTTAGCCAACACTCTCCGATGTTCTATGCCGCTGCTCTGTCGTGCTGGATCGCCTTCTTGCGCGTCATCTACGGCGGCGGGGGAAGGCGGCAAGCCCTGCTTGAGTCGTGCCTGTGCGGTGCGATCACAGCCGGGGCATTCCCGCTGCTCGAATACTTCAACCTTCCATCGAGCCTTGCAGCTGCCGTCGGCGCCTGCATCGGCACCCTCGGCGTGAAGAAGGTTGCCGCCCTGGCTGACCGCTTCACCGACTTCAAGTTGCCCAAGCGGCAGGAGTGACTCATGCAACTGATCGACAACTGGAAACAAGCGCTGAGCATGACCAGCGTGCAGGCGGGTGGCGCCATTGCTGCACTGGGCGTGGCTGAGCAGATGATGCCGCAACTTCAGGCAGTGCTGCCACCGGTGGCCTATGGCGTGTTGGGTCTGCTGGTGATGATCGCTCGCGTGGTCCTTCAGCCGAAGCTGAGCAAGTAACCAAAGTCGCTTCGGCAGGGATGGACCCAATTAGAGGGCCTGCAAAAAGGTTTCCGCATACGATTCATTAATCTGGGCGGGAGCTCAACGGCAGGTCGGCGCTATAGTCTGGGCTCACCATCCAAAAGGCGAGCAGCATGACTAAGCGTGAAGACAAGTTAGTTAAGGTTCATCGAGCAAGGGCGGCAGACGGGAGAGAGTTCGACATCCAGGAGATTCAGGAGTATCTGATTTCCGAGGGGGACCGCATACCAGGGTACAAGCGATTCCAGTACAACGGTCGAGGTGTAAACCTTCTGGGCAACGGTGATTTTGAGCTAGTAACCCTCGGGGTGACAGCCTCTCCTATTTAGTTTTACTCAGTGGACAGCACCCTGCGATAGCGGGGTGTTTTGTTTATAGGTGCGACATGACAATCAAGCAACCCGACTGGGAGGCAATCCAACGAGCCTACCGGGCCGGGTCGCTTTCGGTGCGATCTATTGGTGAGCAGCACAGCGTCAACCACGCAACGATCCTCAAGCGCGCCAAGAAGGAAGGCTGGACCCGTGATCTCACTGAGCAAGTAAGGACGGCAACCAAGCAGAAGGTAACCAGGGCGGTAACCACTGCCGGTAACCAAGCACCAGTGGTTACTGATGCCGAGATAATCGACGAAGCATCCGATCAGGCGGCCGCTGTCGTGCTTGCGCATCGTGCTGGTCTGGCGAAGTGGCGAGCCATTGCTGACAAGCTCAGCGATGCCTTGAGCGACATGGAAGTGGTCGCCGAGAACCTGGGCGATATCTCCCGCGCACTAAACGCCGGTGTCGATGCTCAGCTGAAAGTGATCAAGGGTGAGCGCCAGGCCTACAACCTCGACACCGATGAAGGCGACAAGACAGTCAGCGGCCTGTCCGACCTGATGGACGAACTATCGAAGGACGCCTGACCATGAAGCCCGAGCACATGAAGCTGCTCAGGGACAAGCGTTGGCGCCTGAACAATCTGTACTGCATCACCGACAAGCAGGGTAAGAAAGTCCGTTTTCGGATGACGGACGAGCAGATCGAGTATTACGACGGCCTGCACACCCGCAACATCATCCTGAAGGCCCGGCAACTCGGCTTCACGACTGAGCAGTGCATCATCCAGCTGGACGCCGCCCTGTTCGAGTCGGCCAAGTGCGCCCTGATCGCTCACACCCTGACGGACGCCAAGCGCCTGTTCCGTGAGAAGATCAAATATGCCTACGACAACCTGCCCGCCGAGATCCGCGCAGCCAACCCGGCCAGCAACGACGCCGCGGGCGAGCTGGTTTTCCGTAAAGGCGGCTCGCTGTATGTGAGTACATCCTTCCGGGGCGGCACCCTGCGCTATCTGCATGTGTCCGAGTTCGGGAAGATCTGCGCCAAGTTCCCCGACAAGGCGCGGGAGATCGTCACCGGTGCCTTCGAGGCAGTGGCCACCGATTGCTTCGTGACCATCGAGTCCACGGCAGAGGGCCGGGCCGGTTACTTCTACGACTACAGCCAGAGCGCTGAGAAACAGCAGATGAGCGGCACGCCCCTGGGCCTGCTGGACTGGAAATTCTTTTTCTTCTCCTGGTGGAAGAACAAAGGCTACTGGCTGGACCCCGTAGGAGCGGTTATTCCGCAGCGCCTGACCGATTACTTCAAAGAACTGCACGCCAAGCACGGGATCGTCACCAACGACGGTCAGCGGGCCTGGTACGCAGCCAAGGAGAAGACGCTCGGCGAAGACATGAAGCGGGAATACCCGTCGATACCGGCCGAGGCCTTCCAGCAGTCGGGAGAGGGCGCCTACTACGCCAAGCAGTTCGCCAAGCTCTACCTGAATCAGCGCATCGGCTCCGTGCCGGACAACAGCCATCAGCCGGTGATGACCTTCTGGGATATCGGCGTCGGCGACTCTACGGCCATCTGGTTCGTGCGCCAGGTCGGAGACGAGTATCACGTCATCGACTACTACGAGAACTCGGGCGAAGGCCTGCGGCACTACATGAAGGTGCTCAAGGATCGGGGTTACACCTATTCCGAGCACTGGGGGCCGCACGACATCGATAACCGCGAGTTCGGCAGCGATGCCAAGACCCGCCGCGAGCTGGCCCGTGAGGGCTACGAGATCGACGGACAGAAATACAGCATGACGTTTCAGGTCGTGCCGAAGCTCGGCGTCAATGACGGTATCGAGCAGGCGCGCGAGATCCTGCCCAAATGCGTTTTCGATAGCGCCAAGTGCGAAGAGGGGATCGCATGCCTTGAGGGCTGTCGCAAGGAATGGGACGACAAGCGCGGCTGCTGGAAAGACAACCCGCTGCACGACTGGACATCGCACGGCTCTGACGCCTTTCGTTACTTCGCCGTCGCGAAGAGCGCGAGAAAGCCGGTTAAATCAATCAGCATGGGATTCGCTCGATAATGGCCAACGATGTCACTTTTACCCGACCGGAATACGACGCGGCCCTGAGCCGTTGGCGCCTGGTGCGTGACGTGTGCAAAGGGTCAGAGGCGATCAAGGCCGGCAAGGAACGGTATCTGCCGAAGCCGAACCCGGACGACAAGAGCGCGGCCAACACCGCACGCTACGAGGATTATCTCAAGCGGGCCGTGTTCTACAACGCCACCGGGCGCACGAAACACAGTCTGGTGGGTGCGGCGTTTCGCACCTGGCCAACGCTGACCGTTCCCGGCGCACTCGAATATGTGGCCAAGGACATCGACGGCCAGGGCGTGAGTATTTATCAACAGTCGCAGTCGGTGACCGGGCATCTGCTCGAAGTCGGCCGTCATGGGCTGCTGGTGGACTATGCCGCCGTGAAGTCGGGCACCGTGAGCAAGGCAGACGAACAATCCGGTCGGGCTCGGGCGAACATTGCCAGCTACCCGGCCGAGGCAATCATCAACTGGAAGACTCGCCAAGTCGGCGGCCAGCATCTGCTGTGCCTGATCGTGCTGCGCGAGACGGTGGATGTCGACACCGATGACGGGTTTGGCACCGAACAGAAGGTTCAGTTTCGGGTTCTGCGCCTCGATGACTCGGGCGTGTACACGCAGGAGGTCTGGGAAGACGGGTCAAAGGAGAGTTCGCGGATTGTCGAACCCTTCGCCCCACTGAATGGCCTCGGCCAGCCGTGGCGCGTGATCCCCTTCCAGTTCCTGGGTAGCGAAAACAATGACTCTTCGGTAGACGACTCCCCGCTGTACGACATGGCCGAGATCAACATCGGCCATTATCACAACAGCGCGGATTATGAGGATTCGGCCTACTTCGCCGGTCAACCTCAATTCTGGATTGCTGGGCTTGATGAAGCCTGGCGCGATCATCTGGAGGCGAACGGCATCTATGTTGGCTCCCGGGCGCCGCTCACGCTGCCAAAGGATGGATCGTGCGGGTTTGCCCAGCCTGAGCCAAACACCCTCGTAAAAGAGGCCATGGACGCCAAGAAGGGGGACATGGTTTCCCTCGGCGCCCGGCTGATCGAGCGTGGCAGTGCGGTGAAGACTGCCACCCAGGCCGACAACGACAGCGCCGCCGAGCATAGCGTCCTGTCGCTGATCGTGAGCAACGTCAGCGAGGCATACAGTCAGTGCCTGGCCTGGATGGCTGAGTTCTCGAACGCATCAGGCGAGACCGTCTACAAGATCAATCAGGACTTCACCCAGGTCAGCCTGGACGCATCGATCATGTCCGCCCTGTTCAATGCCGTGCAGGCCGGTCGCGTGCCTGAGTCGGATTTCTGGCAATACCTGCGTGATCGCGGTGTGATCGACGCCGAGAAGACCGACGAGGAAATCCGGGGCGAACTGGAGTCAAGTACGGCGGGCCTGGCCCTTGGCGGTGACTGATGACGACCATCGAGCAGCTCGACAGCAGCATCCGCAACATGGTCATGCTCGAGCGGCTGAAGTCAGGGGAAGCGAAGAAATTCGGTCCCTTCCTGGTGCAGATCGACCAGAGCATCCGGGAGAGGTTGAGCGGCGACGAACTGACCGACTTCACCCGGGCGCGCCTGGACAAGCTGCTGAAGGAAGTCGACACGGTCCTGGCTGACATTCTCGGCCGTTACACCGATCAGCTGCAGCTCGACTTGATGGACATTGCGCAGTCGCAGGCCAGCTTTGAGGCCAAGATACTGACCAATACGCTGCCGGTCGGTATCAGCCTCGATGCGGCCGTGCCAGCGCTCCAGGCACTCAGGACAGCAGCCTTCAAGAACCCGCTCAGCATCAAGGGCAACGGAGGCGGCAAGCTGCTCGACTCGTTCATCAAAGACTGGTCGAAAGCCGAAATCGAGAAGATCGGCGGGGCGATCCGGCAGGGCTGGTTCGAGGGGCAGACCAACGCCGAGATAGTCCGGCAGATCCGCGGCACCAAGGCGCTCGCCTACTCCGACGGCATCCTGGCCACGACCGAACGCAATGCCGGCACGGTGGTTCGCACGTCGGTGCAGCATGTCGCCAGCCAGGCGCGCAATGAGGTAGCCAAGGCGAACGACGAGTTCGTCTCCGGTGTGCAACTGATCGCCACTCTGGACAGCAAGACGACGCCGCTGTGTCGATCGATCGATCAGCAGGTCTACCCGGTCGACTCTGGGCCCCGGCCTCCGTTCCACCCGAACTGCCGCACCAGCTTCATCCTGCTGACCAAGTTCAGCCAGATGTTCAGCAAGGGCGCGACCCGGGCGAGCGTCACCGGCCAGGTGCCGGCGAGCCTCACGTATTACGCCTGGCTGAAGACCCAGCCGATGAGCTTTATCGAGCTGGCCATCGGCCCAAACCGCGCCAAGCTGCTGATGAATGGCGGCCTCGACGCTGACAGGTTCGCCGCCCTGCAGCTGGGCAAGAACTTCAAGCCGATCACCCTGGACCGCATGCGCGAGCTTGAGCCGGAAATGTTCAAGCGTGCTGGCATTTGAGTGGCAGCATTCCGCACCACTTGATATAACCGCGCCTTTAAATTAGGAGGCGGAAATGAACTGGATTTTATTGTTATGCGGTGTCGCTGCATGTGTCATTTGCGGGTTCCTAGGGTTAACTGCTGGGATAAACATGAACCCGGAGTCGACGGTACGTTTTGTGCCGAACTGGGGTAGCGTAGGGGACTGGGTTTCAGGAACTGGAGCACTACTGGCGGTCATCGTTACGCTATGGCTCGCAGACAAACAGCGTCGTGAAGACGCCGAGTTGCTCAAAGTCATATCCAATGCCAGCTTTCCAGTGGGGCCAGGTTATTTAGGTAACCCATTCATTTCTTTGGAGTTAACTTCAGAAGGGAAGCGCCCAGTAACCGCTACCGGGCTGAGTGTTAATTCCCCCCATAGTAAAATGCGGTTGCAAATAACAGGTTTTGCTCATCATTCGCCTGATAAGTTCCCCCTTCGTCTTGAGTACGGTCAGAGAGGCAGCCTCCATCTGGAGCCTGGTTCAGAGTTCGAGATAGCCAAATATGTAAATGAGCATTGTGGTGGGCGTGTGGGTGGTCTCAAATTTGTAGTGCATACGACTACCGGATATTGGGAGGGGGCTTTGTCTGAAGGCCTATTTGAAATGCGAAAAATGACGGCCGGCGCAAATAATATGGAGTAACGGTAAGCCCTGCCATTTGGTCGGGCTTTTTTAGTTCTGGTTCGAGTTGAGCTCTATTTGTCCGCACCACAAAACGGTAATCCGTATTTCGTGTCGCACATCACTCCAAACCCCGCCAAGTGCGGGGTTTTTCACATCTGCAGGCAGGGCCTGCACCAAGTCTCTGGGAGACAGCAATGACCTTGAAATTCCAACTGGACACCCTCGAAGGCGTCGACGATTCGGTAAAAGCGCTGTACGTCGAGAAGGACGGCAAATTCGTGCTGGGCATCGAAGGCTTGCCGCAACCCGAGGACGTGAGCGGCCTGAAGTCGAAGGTCGAGGAACTGCTGAGCGAGAAGAAAGCGGCCGAGAAGGCTCGTCGCGAAGCTGAGGACGCAGCTCGCGCAGAGCGCGAAGAGGCGGCCCGCAAATCCGGTAACGTCGAAGAGCTCGAAAAGTCCTGGTTGGAAAAGTACAACCGCCGCGAAGCCGAGCTGAACGGCTTGCTGGAACAGGAGCGTGGCAGCCTGGGCGGGCAGATCCGGGATCTGACTGTCGGCCGTACCGCTACTGACATCGCGTCTGCCCTGGCAATCCCAGGCAGTGCAGAAGCCCTGTTGCCGCACATCGAGCGCCGCCTGAGCGTCGAGCAGCGCGACGGGAAGCCTGTTGTTGTCGTACTCGACAAGCAGGGCAAGCTCTCAGCGTCAACGCTGGACGAGCTGAAAGCTGAATTCGCAAACAACGCGGCCTTCGCGCCGTTGATCGCGGGTAGCAAGGCATCCGGTGGCGGGGCTTCAGGTGCTGGCAATGGCGGCGGGGCCGCAAAAGGAAAAATCGGCGGCACCAAAGAGGAGCGACAGGCCGCAATCGCGAGCCGGTTCCCTGATCTCCCACAATCGTAAGGAAATAACTCATGTCACTGTCGCAAATGCAGGTTTTCAACGAATACATCATGCCGGCGACTCTTGAGACGCTGGACCAGTATCTGGCCGCTTTCAACGCTGCCAGCCGCGGCGCAATCGTGCTGTCTCCGGACGGCTTTACCGGCGACTTCCTCCAAGAGTCGTTCTTTCAGACCCTGGCGGCAGCCCAGCGCCGCGTGGATCGCTACAGCGCAAACGCCACTGTTGCCACCACCGACCTGACCGAACTGAAAAACACCTCGGTGAAAGTCGCCGGCGGCTTCGGTCCGATCCGTTACGAGCCGTCGCAAATGACCTGGCTGGAGCGCCCTACCGCGCAAGGCATCGAAGTAGCCAGCCGTGCGTTCGCTGAAATCCTGCTGAAGGATCAGCTGAACACTGCGATCGCTGCCTTGGTTGCTGCAATCACCGCCCAAGCCGCGGCGGTCAACGATGTGTCGGCTACCGCAGGCATCACCTACGCCGGCCTGAACAACGCTCACGCGAAGTTCGGCGACGCGAGCCAGAACCTGGTTACTCAGGTGATGCAGGGCACCAGCTACCACAAGTTGGTCGGCCAGAACCTGGCGAATCAGCAGCAGCTGTTCCAGGCGGGTAACGTCCGCGTGGTGGACATCCTCGGCAAGATCTCCGTTGTGACGGATGCCCCGGCGCTGATGCAGGCCGGCACCCCAAACAAGGAAATTATCCTGTCCCTGGTGCAGGGCGCTGCCCTGGTCCACGACGGCCGCGACATCATCAGCAACGTCCAGACCACCAATGGTAAGGAGCGTATCGAAACCACGCTCCAAACCGACTACACCTTCGGTCTGGGCCTGAAGGGCTACACCTGGGACACCACCACCGGTGGCAAGTCGCCAACCGACGCCGAGCTGGCGACCGGTACCAACTGGGACAAGACCGCCACCAGCATCAAGCACACCGCCGGTGTTGCTCTGATCGGTGATGCCTCCAAGTAACCCTGACAACCGAGCCGGGCCGAGTGCCCGGTTTGGCGAGGACATGATTATGAGCAGCAAGAACGTCTGGTATCTGCCCGGCCCGTTCCACCAGTACCAGGAAGACGTGAAGGCGCTGGCCAAGGCGGCCGGCCTGCGCATCGTCGACGCCAACGTGACCGAGAGTCGCGACGGTGAATGCGAGAAACCGCCGAAGGTGAAGCTGAAGGAAGTGGCGGCTCGCCTGGTGGTAGTCGGTGACGATAAAGCCGTGGGGGAAGAGTTGATCGGCAAGCTGCAAGCCGAAAGCGACGCCATTCGCGTGCTGGTCGACGGCCTGGAATCTGGTGAGATTTTGAAGCCAGAGGCGGGCGAGCTGGCGATCCGCTTGTTCGATTCCCTCGACCATATCCGCACCAAGGTTGATGAACTGGCAGAAAGTCGAGATCAGGTCGCCCAGGAGCGTAACGCCCTGCAGGCAGAGGTCGAGGCACTGAAGACGGCGGCTAAGCCCAAGCCTGACACCAAGCAGCACGCAGATAGGGCGGCCCAGGGCAGCGAGTAACCAGTAATGCAGCCCTTCTTCGGAGGGGCGCACTTCGGAGGGGTAAACCGTGTCACTGATCATTGAAGATGGCACCGGTAAGCCGGACGCCGAGAGCTTCGCCACGGCCGCTGAACTGGTCACCTACGCCGCGAACTATGGCGCGACCATCCCGGCAGATACCCCAGCTCAGGAATCCCTATTGCGACGCGCTGCATTGGCCATGGACGGATACACCTGGAAAGGCACCCGCACCAACGGCGAGCAGGCCCTGTCCTGGCCACGCCGAGACATAACCATCGACGAACGAATCTTGCCGTCCGATTCCATTCCTGTCCGAATCAAAAACGGGCAGATGGCGCTTGCCGCCGAGATCCACGCTGACGACATCGACCCGGTCGACAAGCGCACTGGTGCCGTTACCAGGGAGCGCGTCGAGGGAGCGGTCGAAGTTCAATACGCCGCTGCATCCAGCAGCAGCCAGAAGCCCGCTGTCTCGGCCAGCCCGAGCAGCCTTCAGTTCACCGCGTACATCGCCCGCAAAGGCCTGTTCGCCATCAGGGCCTGATCATGAGCGCGTTCTACGATCGAATGGCTGCAACTGCGCTGCGCCTGATCACTCAGTACGGCCTGACCATCACCCTGCGCACCGTGACGCCGGGCGTGTACGACCCTGAGACCGGCGAAACTTCTCTGGAAACCATCACCGAGCTAGTCGGGCAGGGGATCCTGATCGACTACACCGGTTTGGAGTTCCAGGCAAACAGCCTCATCAAGCAGGGCGACAAGAAGCTGAAGCTGGCGGCCAAGGGACTCAGCTCGGCACCGTCGCTGCTGAGCAAGGTCATCGCCAACGGCAAGACCTGGTCAATCGTGCCTCCGCTGAAGGAGGTCAACCCGGCCGGAACGCCGCTGCTGTATGAACTGCAGGTGCGCGCGTAATGGCCAGTAAGATGCAGGCCAAATACGGCGGCAAGTCGGGCAACTTCGCCCTTGAGCTGGCCAAGTTCGCCGAGCAGGCGACGGAGGCGATCGACGCCAGCCTGCGCGAGATCGTCATCGAGGTCGGTAACTCACTGATCCGCATGTCACCGGTGGACTCAGGGCGCTTCCGGGCAAACTGGCACTTGTCCATCGACGTCGTCGAGAGTGTCACGTTCAGCGACGTGGACCCGACCGGGCAAGAGACGATCGCCTCGATTGTTTCGGCCGTCAGCGACTTCACGGCTGGGCAGACGGCTTATCTGATCAACAACCTGCCGTACGCGGTCCCGTTGGAATACGGGCATTCCACCCAGGCCCCGAAGGGCATGGTCCGAGTGACCTTGGCCCGCTTCCAGGCAATCGTCAACGAGGCAGTCAGGAACCATCAGGTATGAGCCATCGAACCATCCGCCAGATTTATGAGGCACGTCTCGCTGCCTGGGCCGCCGCCAGGGCGCCGGTACTGCGCATCGCCTATCAAGGCGTAGTATTCACTCAGACGGCCGGTGAAACCTACCTCGCGGCCTTCACGCTGCCAGCCGGGACCAATAGCGAGACGCTTGGCGGTGACCATAGGGCCTATACCGGGCTGTTTCAGGTCAATGTCGTGACACCCGCGGGCAGTGGCACCGGCAAGGCCGAGGGCATTGTCGACGAACTGGCTGCCTTGTTCCCGCTCAATGCTCGGTACACAAAGGCAGGGCTCACCGTGATGACGCTGACACCGGTGGCGCCAGGTCCAGAGGTCGAGGTCGACAGCAACCTGACGGTGTCGGCCAGCTTCGAGTATCGCGCCGACACCAACTGACCCGCCGCAGAGCAATACCAGAGCCCGCCTTGTGCGGGTTTTTTCATTTGAGCATGAGGAAAACCCATGTCTGTTTCGCTTCCCAACGGCGCGGTAGTTGCCGCCGCCAACACCTACGCGGCGCCGAAGACTATCACCGCCATCAGCAACGCCGCCGAGGCGTCCGTCAGCTCTGTGGCCCACGGCTTCGAGGCTGGTGACATCCTCGAGCTGACTTCCGGCTGGTCGCGCCTCAATAGCCGCATCGTTCGCGTGAAGTCGCAGACGACCGACGCTTACGTCCTTGACGGCGTGGACACCAGCAACGTCAACCTTTACCCGGTCGGCGGTGGCGCTGGCTCGGCCCGCAAAATCCTGACTTGGGTGCAGATCACTCAGGTGCTGGAGTTCACCACCTCGGGAGGCGAGCAGCAGTTCGTGACCTATTCCTTCCTCGAGGAAGACGTCGAGCACCAGATCCCAACTGTCAAATCGGCATCAAGCTTCGCAATGACCATCGGCGACGACGCATCGCTGCCCTGGTACGCGCTGCTGTCTGCCGCCAACGATGACCGCGTGCCGCGGGCGGTGCGTATCACCCTGCCGTCGCAGTCGAGCATCCTCTACAACGGGTATGTGACGCTGAACAAGACCCCGACCCTGACGAAGAACGAGATCATGGGCTTGCAGGCCACCGTCTCGCTCACCTCCGAGCCGATGCGCTACTCGGCCTGACCACCATAGCCCGTCACTGTGCGGGCTTTCTTTTCTGGAGCAGATAGATGACCGTTAAATTCAGCCTGAAGGCAGCCCCGACGTTCAAAAAGACCGTGGACCTTCCGGTGCATGGAAGTGGCTTCGCCCCCGTCGAGTTCGAGTTCAAGCACCGCACCAAGGACGAGCTGAATGCCTGGCTAGAAGGAATCGAGACGAAATCAGACGCCGACGTTTTGGTCGACTGCGTCGCAGGGTGGGATCTCAAGGACAAATGCACTGCTGCCAGCTTCGAACTGCTGATCCAGAACTACGCCGGATCCGGCAAGGTAATCGTGCAGGGCTATATTGACGAGATCTTGCAGGCTCGCCGAAAAAACTGATCGACGCTGCCCGTAGGCTGTACGCGAAAGGCCCTGACACAAGCGAGCTGGCCGCGTTCGGCTTCCGCCCGGAGGATATGGGCAGCGACGAATTCGATATTTGGCCCGACAACTGGAAAATCGTTGACGTATTCATGTCGATGGGTACGCAGTGGCGCACAGGAATGAACGGGCCGACCGGGCTGGATTACGGGGTGTTGCCCGACGTGATGCGCCTTCGCGGCGTGCCGAAGGCGGATCGCGCTGAGGTATTCGACTGCATCATGCTGATGGAAGCAGAGGCGCTCAGTCAGATGCGAGAGTCGAAGTGAGCATGTTAAAGTTCGAGGATTAACCAAGGACGAAAACCAATGCGCTCATTCCTCGCCTCACTTTTTCTTGTCGCCGCACTTACCGGCTGCGCTGGCTCACCATTCACTTTTGATCAGGCCCGACAGGTTCGCGTGGGAATGTCCGAGCAACAGGTCACCGAAATTATGGGGCGGCCATACCAGGTTGTATCGAGGGCTGAAGAGCAGACTTGGATCTGGAGTCATGCGAATGGGCTGACCGGAGCAAGCCAAGTTATTTCCTTCAAGATGAAGGACGGCAAGGTCACCGAGGTTCCAGTGATCCCGTCCAGCTTTCAATAGATACGCCTAATACAACACAACCCGCTTCGGCGGGTTTTTTATTGCCTGGAGGAAAGCATGACCTCGATTGCCGAACTGGGCATACGCGTAAATTCTACCGAAGCCGCCCAGGCGGCGACCGACCTCGACAAGCTGGCGCAGTCGGGGGCCAAGGCCGAAAAAGCCACGGTTGGCCTGACCCAGTCGACTGAGAAGTCCGAGAAGTCCTTCAAGGGTATGGGCGAAGGGGCAAAGGGGGCCGAGAAGTCCACTGAAGGATTGACCAAGCAGACCGAAAAGCTCGGGATTTCGGCCAAGCAGACGGCGGCGGCTCTTCGTGGTGTGCCGGCGCAGTTCACCGACATTGCTGTCTCGCTCCAGGGCGGCCAGGCTCCGCTGACGGTCCTCCTGCAACAAGGTGGCCAGCTCAAGGACATGTTCGGCGGCGTAGGGCCTGCGGCTCGGGCGTTGGGCGGCTACGTCGCTGGCCTGGTGAATCCGTTTACCCTGGCGGGCGCTGCCGCTGTGGCCTTGGCCGTTGCGTATAACCAAGGCAGCAAGGAGGCGGACGTCTTCAACAATGCGCTGATCCTGACCGGGAAAGTCGCCGGCACCACCGCTGACGCCCTGGGCACCATGGCGCGCAATGTCAGTTCGAGTGTCGGCACCACTGGCGCAGCGGCTGACGTGCTGGCTCAACTGGCCGGCAGCGGCAAGGTCGCAACGGACAGCTTCGAGGAAATCACTGTCGCGGCCCTGTCCATGCAGCAGACCACCGGCAAGGCTGCCGGGGAAACCGTCGCCGAGTTCGTCAAGATCGGCAAGGACCCGGTCGCCGCAGCGAAAGAGCTGAACGACCAATACCACTTCCTGACCCAGTCGATCTATTCGCAGATCGTGGCAGCCAAGGAAAGCGGGAACACGACCGAAGCGTCTCGCCTGCTGACCGAGGCCTACGCCAACGCCATTCGCAACCGCACGGCAGAAGTCACCGGCAACCTGGGGTTGATCGAACGCGCCTGGCTGGGGATCAAGAACGCCGCCCTAGGCGCGCTTGACGCAACCCTGAATGTTGGCCGGGACAGCACGCTCGGCGAGCAGCTGGCCGATGCCAAGAAGCGCCTTGCAGATCTAACCGCAGGCGGACGCGATGCCGCCAAGGAAGACCCGTTTCGCTACGAGTCGACGACCAAGGAAATCGGCTTTCTCGAAATGCAGATCGAGGCCGAGAAGTCGCTCGCCAAGTTCGTCGGCGATCGGCAGAAGGTCCAGGACGCGGGCGTGGCTGCGGCTGAGCGTGTGGACGCGTTGACGAAGTCGACCTACACCAATGAGCAGAAGCGCGGCGAGGAAATCAAGAAGTACAAGGCCGATCTCGACAAGATCCGGGAGGCCAACCCGAGCGATGCCAGGCTCAATCAGGCGTCGATCGACAAGAACATCGCCAACATCAACGACAAGTACAAGGATGCGAAGGCGCCGAAAGGCCCGACCTTCCGCGAGGATGCCGGCGAGCGACTTCTGACCTCCCTGCGCAGCCAGGAAAGCTCGCTCTCTGCCCAGCTGAAGAGTGACGACAAGCTGACAGAGGCCGAGCGCAAGCGCGCTGAGATCACCCAGCAGATCGCCGACCTCAAGACGCGGTCGGTGCTGACGGCGGATCAAAAAAGCCTGCTGGCCAGCGAATCCGGCATCAAGGCCCAGCTCGACAAGAACGTCGCGGTTGCCGAGGAAGTTCGGCTGCACACCGAGACGATCAAGCTGCAGGAGAGGTCGGCGCAGATTCAGGCCTCGATCGCCTCGGCCTCCGAGAGCAAAAACGACCAGCGCACCACTGAGCTATCGACCATTGGTCTCGGACGACAGGC